TCAGGCTTCTACTGTTCGCATCAGGGTTGCCAGCTCATCTTTCACCGACTGTACCTGCGGGCCGATAACCACCTGCAAATTGTGCTGATTTAACTGTACCACGCCGATCGCCCGGTTGGCTTTCAGGGCGTTGGTATCCACTTTTGACATATCCGCCACCGACAAACGCAGGCGGGTAATGCAGTTATCCAGCGAGGTAATGTTATCCGCACCGCCCAGCGCCGCCAGAATGGCAGGGTTGTTATAGCCGGATTTGCCCACGGTTCCTGCAACCGCCTGTTCGACGCTGGTGGCTGTTTCAACATCACGGCCTGGCGTTTTCAGGTTGAAGCGGGTAATGGCGAAGCGGAAGATGCCGTAGTACACCGCAAACCAGATGGCCGCCACGACCGGTACCAGATACCACTTGGTGGAAAGACCATGCAGGATACCGAACACGACGAAGTCAATCACGTTGCCGTCGGTATTACCGATAGTGACGCCCAGCACCGCCATGACGGTAAAGCCCAGACCGGTCAGCACGGCGTGGATGAGATACAGCACCGGCGCAACAAACAGGAACAGGAATTCGATAGGCTCAGTGGTCCCGCCGACGACGCAGGCGATCACGCCGGAGATCAGCAGCCCTTTAATTTTATGGCGGTTTTCCGGACGCGCGCAGTGGTACATCGCCAGTGCCGCACCCGGCAGGCCGCCAAGGAAGGCTGGCATTTTACCCTGAGACAGGAAGCGGGTGGCGCTTTCAGAGAAGCCATGAGTGGTCGGGCAGCTCAGCTGCGCCTGGAAGATGGTCAGCGCGCCGCTCACATCGTGACCGCACACCTCCATGGTTCCGCCCGCTTCGGTGAAGCGAATCAGGGCGACCAGGATATGCTGCAGGCCAAACGGCAGCAGCAGACGCTCACCGGTACCGAAGATCATCGGACCAAAATCGCCCGCGCCGTTAATGATGCGGCCAATACCGTTGATGCCCATCGCAAAGACTGGCCAGATCAGCGGAATGATTAAACCAAACAGACCCATCACCACCAGGGTAATAATTGGTACAAAGCGGGTACCGCCGAAGAAGGCCAGGGCATCCGGCAGGCGAATATTGTGGAAGCGCTCGTGCAGCATCCAGATAATCACCCCGGCGATCACCGCGCCGAGGATCCCGGTATCAATCGACTGGATACCAATCACGCTCTGAATGTTATTGGCTTTCAGCACGGCAGCGTCGGTGGTCGGCAGAATGCCTTTCGCGGTCAGCCAGAAGTTAACCGCCAGGTTCATCACTGCGTAACCCACAAAACCGGCAAACGCCGCCACACCTTTGTTCTCGCGCGCCAGACCCAGCGGGATAGCGATACAGAACATCACAGGCAGGAAGCTAAATGCGAAGGAGCCGACTTTACTCATCCAGATGAATCATGATTGAAGTGATATTAATATGTTAAATCAGATAGTTAAGGTTATGCGGTTTTTCTATGGGGCATCAGTGGGGCATTTTGAGTAAATGATGCGTTCAAAATGCCCACCTGGTCATGGTTATTCTCGGTCATCCATTTACCGTAAACCGTGAATAGCATTTGCGCTGACGAATGGCCCATCTGGTGCGCAACGAAATTTGGGTTCGCTCCGGCGACCAGTGCCCAGCACGCATATGTGTTCCTGGTTTCATAAGACCGTCTTTGTCGGACGCCTGCACGACGCAGGGCAGTGCGCCAGGCTGAATTAATGGATCCGGGGACGTAGCACATCGTCTTCTTACCGTTCATTGAAGTAATGGACGGCGAGAATATAAAGGTGCATTCATCGGTTCTCTTTTTTTTGTATTCCCGTAGGCTGACGCTTACCTTGTGGGATGCCATCATTCTGGTCAGTGGCATTTGCGCCTTGAGGGCATCAATTGCTGGCTGGGTCAGCTGTATTGTTCTAATCCCGGCGTTGGTTTTTGGCAGGGTGAAGTTTCCCTTCAGGGAATAGTTCCGTGACACTGTAACAGTCCAGTTGACAGTATCCACATCCTCCCAGGATAACGCGCTTAGTTCGCCATGCCTGACGCCTGTATTTACCGCAAAGATAACCATATTCTGAAACTGTAGCGTTGGGCAGGCCGCAACCACTCTCTGATACTCATCAGAAGTAAGAGGATCTGGAATGGGTCTTTCTTTTGCGAGAGGGGTAATACCTGCCATCAGATCGGTTTTCAGGTAGCCACTTTTGAAAGCAAAGCTCAGCATCCCGCCAAGGCATGCCATATAGCTATTGACTGTAGGAACGCTTCTTCCCTTTTTGGGTGGATGATTTAGGCCATGTCTGGTCTTCTGCCAGCCGTTCAGTAGCTCCTTCCTGGCACTAAGGATATCTTCAGTGTTCAGGCTGCCGATATACCTGTGCTCACCAATTGTTTCGATAGTGGTTGTGAGGTGGCAATCGTAACGCCTCAACGTCCCGAGGCTAAGCTCCATCTCTTTAAGCCCAAGCCATTTCGATTTCAGTTCAAGTAGTGAGATTTGCTTTCTGACAGCGCTGAATTTCTCTGCGTTCGATGAATCAGGGAATTGCGAGGCATAATTGAATGTGCCTGTCTTTATCGCAAAGCAGACTGAAGCCCGAAGTTCGCCTGCCATTTTCCTGTTTTTTGGCGTGTCAGGAACGCCGAGATTTTCCCTGACACGCTTCCTCTGATATATGAACCATATGCGTAACGATTCGCCATGAACCTCTACGCCTGTTGGGTATGCTGCCATAATCATTCCTCGTTTGATGTGCCAAAGGACATTTAAGCAGATATTCTCCGGCGTTTCGCTGGGCTTTGGTGCTCGATCCAGTGGTTTATCTCATCGCGGTTATACATGATTGGGCTGTTTTGCTTAGGTGCCATATCAGGGGCAACATGGCGATAATGCTTTCCCTCCATCCAGGTAGACCGGCGGGCATGCTGAATCATGTGCTTTGACATGCCGGTTGTCGCAGTTAAAAGTTCCTCTGTGACCCATTTATTCGGTACCAACTGAATAATGTCGCTCATGGTTTTCTCCAGGCAAAAATAAACCCTCGCAATGGAGGGCTGAAAGGGGGATAACGGAGCAGTGCTTTCGCACCCAATAGCCAGCTCATAACTGGCTATCAGTTGCGTCAGTCGTCTTCATCTTCGTCCCAGTCCCCGTCGTAATATGGCGAGGCGAGAAGCGGGTTGGTTGCTGAGAGAATCTCTCCGGCGGCGCCCTGGCGCTGAAGTCGACGAAGCGCTTCGTATAGCTCGAAAGCCTCGGTTCGCTCGTCACCTATATCGAGGGCGCATGCAACCTTGTGCGCCTCGGTGACCAGAGTTGATAGCTGGTTTCGGATGTCCTGAATGGTGCTCATAGTTCTCCTTACGCCGCACGCTGGGCGCGCAGCGATTAAATGTGCTCGCTCGTTTCCAGTTCGGCGCGTATCTGTGCCGCCTCACGGTGATCGAGGTGCTCAAAATCATTGTTAAAACGGTCGATTGAAGCGGTGTTGATCCGGCCCTGTCGCCAGTATCGGACTATCTGTGGTGTGCAACTGTGGATGATGACGGGCCAACCGTGCTGGTCAGCGTAAATCTGACCTCGTTGAATGAGTGCAAACATCACGCACCTCGCTGCTTCTTCCTCAATTCGATAACACCCTGGCAGTCCGCGCACGTCTGGCATCCGGGAACGGCAGCGCGACGTGGCTCGGGGATATCCTCCCCGCATTCCGCGCAATGCTCAGCTGATACGGCGTTACGGTTCAGTCGGTGAACGGAAAGGGCAGCGTTACGCTGAAGCTCTTCAATCTATGCTGCGGTGTCGATGATGTCGGCCATGGTCAATGCTCCCTGAACTGTCGGTTAATTCGGTTGAAGGTGAACGCCAGCAATAAAAAGGGAGCTTTAAGCTCCTGGGTGATTAGTGCCTTCATGCTGCACCGCCTTCATTCTTCTCAGCTTCGACTGCCATCTGCTCAAGCCGTCGCGATAACTCGGCGGCCAGCGTCTGGAATTCTTCCTCGGTCGCCACCGGGATCGGCACGAAGCGAATCCCGATGTGTGCCAGGTGGTTGGCGATGTCGAGGCTTTTCCTCAAATCAACGGGTGCGGCTCGGTTCATGCGGCGCGTTCCTCTTCCTGGAAGATAATTTCCATTTCCAGCTTCTCGGCCAGGGCATTCTCCGCTCGGGCACCAGCGGAGTGCTCCCAGCCTTCAAGCATGTAGATAGCATCAGCACAGCGAAGCATAGACAGGCAGATGTCCATGTACTCGGCCTGGATTAATCCATCTGGTAGACGGGCGGGATTCAGAACAATATGGCCTTTCGACCAGAGATGAAAATGCGAATGGTTAAAAGCGGCACGGTTAAAATTAGGTAGGCCGCTCATCGGTCCGGCAATATAAACTTTCACGATTCCACTCCGAAGCGGCGATTAAGCCGCCCTGTGTATACGACGAACTCGAGGAGGCTAACTCCCAGAGCCTCAATTTTCTTGTGATGCTTGTTGATGATGGGAGGCACCGTTTCGTTCCAGTTAGGCTTTGGCTTCTTGCGCATGGCCTGCTGGATTTCCTCCGTGCAGCGGCGGCAGGCGGCGCGGATGGCGTTTTCATTTGCTGGCGTCATGCGGCCTCCCTGCGGGCGAGAAGTTTCGCTCCGAAAGCCATCAGCTCGTCCCGGTCCACAGTTGCGAAGTGGCAATGCGTGCGCGGGTAGCTGGGTCATAGGAATACTGATTCGCCGCGGATGGAGATTATGGAATCGCAAGGACGAGAAAACCTTGGCTATGGACTCGTTTTATGAGGCGTTCAGGCTGGCAGATATCGAGCCTGGGCAGAGGGTGGTTATTACTACCGAAAGCGGTATGCAGATCCACATTCTCCGGCCAAAAGGTGACCGTCATGCCTAACCATTCGACGCAGCAGAGCTCTGAGAAAAAATAGCAAACTATTGTAACTCATTGATATATAAACATGTTTTACAATTTAACTGCTTCATTTCTTCTTGCTTGGTGGTACATTCATTTGGCGATGTAAAACCAACATGAGGCGTTATGAGTATCGATCAACTTTGCATGAAACAAGAGTGCTGGGCACTGGAAATGCTCGGTAGGGTTGGCGCTTTAACGCAGTGCCCCCATCATGAGGGCGCTTATGTTGATGAGGGCATAGATGAGGCTAACATCTATAAATACGCAGCTGGAGCTTATAAAAAAAGCAATGGTGGTCATCCATTTGAAAATTTTAAAGAGATGACTGATGCCGTTAAAGGCGCATACGAAGAGCACGGTGGAAATGATGTTTGCCCGCTGTGCTTTAAACGCGTGGACGACTAACTCATTGGCCTCTCCGGAGGCCTTTCTCTTACGTTGATTTTGTTGAATCAACCGTCCATAATCATGTCATCGGAGCCTGAACAACTCCGGTGACTTCTGCGCATTTAAGGGGACTTAAATGCGAGCACAATCTGAACTCCTCACCCTGTCACAGATGCAGAAATGCACCTGCGATTTTCTTCATTCTGCGTTACCTCTCGGAGGTGGCGTATGAAGCAGCACTACTGCATCGTTAACGACACCGTTAAAGAGAACCTCATCGCGTACATTCGCACCCTGCCGGTTAACCCTCGCGCGCCGATGGTCGTCGAGGCCCGGGAAGAAACGCGCACCGATAAGCAGAACCGTTTGATGTGGCCACTGCTGAAAGACCTGTCTGACCAGGTGGTCTGGCACGGCGAAAAGCTGACCCGCGAGGAATGGAAGGACCTTATCACCGTTCTGGTGAATCAGACCCAGGACCAGGAACAGAAATCCGCGCCCGGTATCAACGGCGGCCGCGTTTATTTCGGCGTCCGCACATCCAAATCCAGCAAGCGCTACATGGTCGACGTCATCGAGGCGATTTACTGGTTCGGCACCGACCGCGGCGTGAAGTTCTCCGAGGCATCCAGTAAGCGCATCGCCTGGGCTCAGGAATGGAGGGCTTCACGTGGGTAGCCCTCTCGCACGCGTCATCACAAACGAAATCTTCCGCGTTCCGGCGCGCCGCCAGCGTAAGCCAGCGGTTAAGCCGTCAGACATCCCGACACTGAAAGACTACACCGCCCGCCTGGTGGATCAGAAATGGCTGCGTCTCGCGGCGAGGAGAAACCATGCGTAAACCATCCCGCCGTAAGTGCAAAGTATGCGGTGAATACTTCGTGCCGAAATTCCACGACATCCGGATCCGCTGGTGCAGCCCGGAGCACGGCGCAATCCTCGCGATGGAGGAGCGCGAAAAGGAGAAGGTTAAAGCCGCGGATAAGCGCATCAAAGAGCAGAAGGAAGCCGAGAAGGCAGGGCGCAAACGCCGCAAGGAGCGGCTGGCAGAGCTACGGACTGCCGGTTACTACAAAGCCCAGGCTCAGCAGGCATTCAACGCATACATCCGCGCGCGTGACGCCGATTTGCCATGTATCAGCTGCGGTGAGACCAATCCACCGGATCTGCATGGCGGCCAATGGGACTGCGGCCATTTCAAAACAGTCGGCGCTAATCCTGAATTGCGCTTTGAAGAGCGCAACGCCCATAAGCAGTGCAAATCGTGTAATGCCGGGGCTGGGAAGTACACCGCCAAGGAGGCCACTGTCGCGCAGCATTACGAAGCGGGCCTGGTCGCTCGTTACGGTCAGGAATACGTCGACTGGCTCAACGGCCCCCACGAAATGACCAACTACCGCCGGGAAGACTTCATCCGGATCCGCGATGAGTACCGCGCCAAACTCAAAGCACTGAAACAGCTGGAGGCAGCGTGAAGACATTCACTCCAGTTGAAGCGAGAAAGTTCGTTGCCAGCACCTGGTATGAAACGACACAGCTTTCGAAAAGAGAAAGGCTGTATGCGAAAGCTCGCGAGCTGATAAGCGGCGATCGAGCGGAAATTATCTGCCAGACAGAGAACCCTGAATACAGAAAGTCAGCACGGGAGTGGTGGAATCATGACCAGAGCTGATTTCGAAAAGTATCAGGCCGAAAGCGTTAAGCGCGCCAGCCTACCGCCAGTAGCAAAGCACAGCCAGACCAAAACCAACCAGCCACAGAAGGAAGCCGCATAATGAAACTGGAATTAACCAACGACCAGCATCAATGGGTAGACCAGTGGCTCCAGTTGTGGGGCGCATGGTGCCAGACCGGCAAGATTGATAAAGCGATGATCAACATGATTGCCAGATTCATGGCTACCGTCGAGCCCCAGCAAGCATCACGACCGGTATGTAGTGATGATGACGGGATGCTCATTGATGCTGTCATTCGTCACTATCTGAAGAATGTGGATGAAAATGCCTGGCGGGTTGTCTTCGCCTACTACGTTTGTAACTCCAGCGAGATCCGAATTGCATCATGGCAGCATGCAGTAAGTAAGCCTCGCCTGATGAAGACGCGTGGCGGAAATCAGTATAAACACCCAAGCATCTCGACAATCCGTAGAGAGGTGAAGCAAATCATCAACGCCTCACTGTTCTGTTTGTACCAACCGCTGCAAAATGCGTTTAACAATCGCGAAAATGTGAGGAAAATTGCAAAAAATCCTCATAACGCGCTTGCTTTTCAATGAACAAATGAGCAGAATAAATCGTATATGTTGCCGTTGTTGTGTGTGACATGAATGAATGCCAAGCCTCGCCATCGTGCGGGGCTTTTTTATTTGCGGTACGCCGCACACAGAACCCACTACCTGGGACCCTTCGGCCAGAGAGCCGACATTGCCTTACCCTCATCTTCCTGGCTTGTCGCCAGGTTTTTTATTCCAGGCCCCGGGAACCATCCTCGACATGCCTTCTTGTTAAATCGTCCCGAGGGCCTGACCCCTTTTAAACACACAGCCCCCGCTTTTAAGCCGGAGGTTAGAGACTATGAAAATGCATAACGATCCCCACTCCTGGACGGAGTTTATCGAACTACTCCACAGCTGGTGGCGTGGCGAAACGCCGATGGGTGCCGTATTGCTATCGGTTGCCATGGCCGCATTGCGAATCGCTTACGGCGGTGGCGGCTGGAAGAAAATGCTCCTTGAGGGGGCAATCTGTGGAGCTCTGACCCTTACTGCTGTGTCAGCTCTTGATTACTTCAACCTTCCGCAGTCCCTGTCGATTGCTATAGGCGGCGCACTCGGTTTTGTTGGCGTAGAGCAAGTGAAGGTTATGGCTTCCCGGGTGTTTAATTCTCGGTTTGGAGGCGGTGATGCAAACCAGTGATAAAGGCATTGCCCTGATCAAGCAATTCGAAGGCTGCAGGCTTACCGCGTACCAGGACAGCGTTGGCGTCTGGACGATCGGCTATGGCTGGACTCAACCTGTCGATGGGAAACCAATCCGCGCCGGGATGACGATTAAGCAGGAAACGGCAGAGCGTTTGCTGAAAACAGGGCTCGTCAGCTATGAAAGCGACGTGTCTCGCCTGGTTAAAGTGGGGCTGACTCAAGGGCAGTTCGATGCTCTGGTGTCGTTCACGTATAACCTCGGCGCACGGTCCCTGTCGACATCTACACTGCTGCGCAAACTCAATGCCGGTGACTACGCTGGCGCTGCTGATGAGTTCCTGCGCTGGAACAAAGCTGGAGGCAAAGTCCTGAACGGCCTGACCCGTCGGCGTGAGGCGGAGCGCGCTCTGTTCCTGTCGTGATTGGCGCACTGGTAAGGCGATACTGGTTGCAGTTGCTGGGGTTGGCGTTAATCGGAGTGCTGGCGATCTTCGTGAATCACTATCGCGACAACGCCATCACCTATAAAGACCAGCGCGATAAAGCCACCAAGAATCTCCGCTTGGCTAACGACACCATCAAAGATATGCAGGTGCGCCAGCGAGATGTGGCTGCGCTGGATGCCAAATACACGAAGGAATTGTCCGATGCGAAAAAAACCATTAACGATTTGCGTCGTGATGTCGATTCTGGCGCTAAACGGCTGCGCATCGCCGCAACCTGCCCTGGAGTGTCCAAAGCCACCTCCGCCTCCGGCGTGGATGATGCAGGATCCCCCGAACTTACTCCAGACGCTCGACGGAATTATTTCGATCACCGGGACGGAATCGCAACCGCTGACAAAATGATTCGCGGCATGCAGGACTACATCAAAGAGCAGTGTCTTAAATGATTCGTTACCCAAATAACAGAGCCTGACTTCGGTCGGGCTTTTTTATGCCCGCAGTAAACCGCGCATCGCAGCGCATAACAATCCCGAGTCTTTCAGAAAGCTGAGCCTGAGAACTGCCGTATATGGTGGCGACCATCTCGGGGCGGCTTTTCTGTGCGAACAGGCTCATCTTTCTAAAGGAACATCGCCATGCAATTAGTTGAAATCAAGAAGCTCGACCTGGTCACCAACTCGGCAGTGATCGCCAGTGGTGTCATGAAGGATCACAAGCCAGTGATTCAACTCATCAGGAAGTACAAAAGCGACCTCGAAGAGTTCGGAAGGGTGGAATTTGAAATGCGACCCTTTCAAACCGATGGAGGCATGCAGAAGCAGGAAATAGCACTGCTAAACGAACAGCAAACCACGCTGTTGATCACCTACATGCGAAACAATGAAGTTGTGCGTGAATTCAAAAAGCGCCTGGTAGCTGAATTCTTCACTATGCGCAGTGCGCTGGCGAAAAAGAAGATGGACCGCAACTCCGCGCGCCTGGAATACAAACCCATGACCGATGCCATCAAGCATGAGCGTGAGGCGCAGGGTAAGCAGATCGCCCCGCATCACTTCAGCAACGAAGCTGACCTGATTAACCGACTGGCGCTGGGCATGACGGCGGCCAAGTTCCGCGTGCATCACGAAATCGGGAAGAAAGAGCCGATCCGCGATTACCTGACGCCGGAACAAATTCACTGCATCACCGAGCTACAGCGCGCCAACACGGTATTCATCAGCATGGGGTGGGACTTCGAGCAAAGGAAAGAGGTACTGCGCGGCATGTTCGAGCGTAACCATCGTCAGCCGCTTATCGAAGAGCAGCACCGCCTGGCCGCATAACCACAGATTTGTGGTTTTGAGAGCCACTTTCACAACGGCTTTCCATTACAAAGCTCATCCGCTGGTGGGCTTGATAATGGCAAAAAAGAGCCCCCACAAGGAGGGCTATAGGAGTCTCAGTTTCAATGCTCTTTTTATTGATGTTTCCCCGGAGTTGGCATTCTCCGCATCAGAGTCACGAATAGCCTGGCACCTCAACAGGTAACAACAAGCGTAAGCGTGGGATATTAAGAATTTACTTACAAAGTCATCACCATGGGCAGACCCATCGTAATGGCGTATGACTATCGATAGAAAAGTTGTAGCGCCCATTCATACACGCATTTGTATATCGGCTCGTGGTAAATGCTGTCAATGCTGTTGAGATGATCAATCATGGACTCGATAGTGGAATCTGCTTCAATGAATCCAATAATGGCTGGACGGTCATCATCCTCATCAACGTATTCGAACAGAAGAACGGGCTTCCCTGCTAGAGCAGCGTCAGAAACTCTGAGGTTGTGAGAGCCACTCAGTTCAAAATGAATTCTGTAGTTTCCCTTTACGGTGTGGTTGATTGGGAAATAATAAAGAGAGTCATCATTATTTAGACACCAATCCCATTCGCTTCTATTCATCTGCAAACCTCAACAAATTGTTTAGCTTAAGTTTCATGCAAAATCTGAGAATTACAAAGGATAATTTATGGCAAAACCGGGCTGGGAGGCCGTCCAGTTATCTTGCTGGATTGGTACATAGAATTCATACTCCTGAATCTTGAACTGATTGAGAATCGAGCATGATGGGGTGTGGGTATAACCCAAACCCCAAGACACTTTCATCATAAAGAAATCAGTTTTTTCGCTGAGGCGGATTTAACAATTGATCCAAAAAATGTCGCTCCGATACTTTCAAACTCAAAATCAATTGGTTTATTCGTGCCAGGCAAACCCACATGCAAGTGACCTTGAGTATCCAAATAGTATTTCTCGATATCTAATGTCTTTTCGTCAACTTCACTTGAGAACCGAACTTCTGCAACAGGAAGCTTCTCTAGAAAGACAATTCTAAAATTAGACCAACATTTAAAATGCAATGCAGGAATGCTAAAGGCGATTTCGTCATTCTCATTGATTTCAATCAGGAACTGAGTTTGCAAATGTCTACTCTCCTGCCAGTGTTCATGAATCTCCTGAATCGCCACGGATAATCTAGACACTTCCGAGCCGTTGATAATACTGGTTTTCATATTCTGTCGGTGACATCT